ATATTAACATTTCCAGGTGGAAACCAACCAGGATCAATTCCTACACCAAATGTTCCTTGGGAGGGGTGTCCACAATACTTTGAATTTGATTTTATTAGAACGGATAATAATAATGTTGGATATACTTCTCCACCAAATAACCATATTAATTTTGTAAATAAAAGTGCTAGTACATATAATTGGACACATTATGTTAGTTATGGTTATAAAAATAACTATACTAAACAAATGTATGCTATTGATACAAAAACAACAGCAAGTTGGGCTTGGATGGTTTCAGATGGAATTCCATTTATAATTAATGTTGGTAATAATAATTTTGGACCAAACATTGAATTTAGATGTCCTATGAAACATGGGTTAAATGTTGGGGAGTTTGTAAAATTATCGTTAACATACAATGGAACAAACATATTCCAAATTAATAGTTTAGGGGACAACGCTTTTGGTAGTGAAGAATTTATATTTAACATTTATAATATTGGTTATGTTGGTGCAACATTTAATAACGGAAATACAGGAACATTTAAAAGAGTAATAAATAAAAGTAATGAAATTGAAACTACTTCAAAATATTATGTTAGGGTTCATAAAATATTAACAAATTCAGAAGATGCTGTAATGGTTAAAGCTGGGTTTGAACAAAATATATATAACGCAAAAAGTAAATTTGAAAATGCGGTGTTAACACCAAACAATGTTTCAAGAACATCAATTTTAGAAGGAAGTCAGTCGTATTCATTATCCTTTAATGTTGATATAGATATTAACCCTTTAAGAGATAATCAAAATAGACCAGTAAGTGAATTATTTTTTACAACTATATGGAAAGGGTATTTTGGGTGGACAAAATCATTAAAACAAGGTTGGGACTTTAATTTATATTTAAATAACTCACTACCAAATTCTTGGTGGGATTTTTTTAATCCTTTATCGAATACTTCAATTTTAACTAACACATATAATAGTTTAACAACACCAATAGTGGGTCCGTTTTTATATAATGAAAATCTTAAATCTGAAGATTTAATTGATGGTGATCATTGTGAATGGAATGATTATGAACAAACTGAAAGAGTGATTGCCAGGTACAACCATAAAATAACCTTCAACCAATCTTATTTTAGTATAGACACTAATGCACCACAAACGAATCAATTTGGTTATTTTTACAAACCACATAACCCAATTGTTTTAAGAAAATATTCAACATATGTTGAAGAGGGAGATCCATTAAAAGTATCTAACATTCCTGACTATTCATTTTATTCTAATTTATCAAATAGTTTTAGATGGAGAGATTTATATCCGTATGGTTTTATTGATAATGATGGGGTGGGGGTTGATTATCCGTTTATAAATGGAAAACACTATCCTTTTGTAAATACCGTTTTTAGAATAACACCAGAAGGAAGTAATATTGGAGTTCAGAACATAACAGTAATAGCAGAACCAACTACAGATGAGTGTGAATAAATATAAAATAGTTTTACCTGAAAATGATCAGCATTTAAATATTCCATTAGAAATGAATTGGGATTTTATTGGTAGGGACGATAGTATTGATGAGTATCAGGAAAAAATGGTTAAAGAAGTTATTGGTGGAGTAAATGATTTTGAGATTTTAAGATTTTCTCACAATGAATATGTTGATAATTTAAATTTTATAAAAACAAATATAAACTATGATTTTTATTTTTATGACAATGTTTTACCAATAACATCACCGGTAGTAAATAATACCAATTGGAGTAATAGTTATTTAGACGAAGGGTTTACTGTGGACGAAATTTATTTTTACCAAAAACCATTTACTAAATCATTTTTTAAATTGGATTTATATGACACTACCGACGAAAAAACTCAAAATCTTTATTTAACAATAATATTACCTGTACAACAAGGGTTTACCCAACCGGCAACATTATCAACATTATTATCAAATGTTGATATTAAAATTCCAAAATTTAGTTTAGATTATATTGGAGATAAAGAAGGTTTTCATATATATTGGTTAAGAAAACAAGATTATATTAATATTTCTGATTTTTATATGGGAGCTAAATTTTTTGATGCAAGATTGGGGGTTTACGTTAAAATGACAAATACCTCACAACCAAACATCGGAAATAAATTTACTTTTAATCCAAATGATTATTTTTATTATAAACTTAAGTTAGATTACACAAATAAAACTTATGAAGTTTATGCAACTTCAAATTTAACACAAAGAGTTGGAATAGACGGATTTCCAATTCAATGGTATGAATATGTAAACCCTTAATATGGAAGAACAAAAATATTATTTTAAAATATCTCCCGAAAATATTAAGAGGGATATCGTTGGTATTACCTACTTGGGTAATACTGAATACTCTTATTTTACTGATCCGTGTTGTTCAATTACCTCAGTAACTCCAACAACATTAACTGGATTTACTGGTGTGTACTCAGGTATGTCACAAATATTGTCAGGAGGAACAAATGGATTTTCATTATTAACAGGACTAACGGTACCAATTCTATTAACAGAAGTGGCTACCGATATTGGTTATTACTCTATATTTGACGGGGCAATAATACAAAAAGAAGTTATTACTAACTTTTTATTTTCCGCAACAACAGGTAATCCATATACTTTTTATTTCTATAATACTTCAGACACTGAATTCAAAAAGTTTTTATCCGTATCAACTTATACTGTTGATTGGGGGGATGGATCCCCAATTCAAACAGTAACTTCACCAATTCAATATACCCATGTTTATCCTGTTGTTAATCAAACATACACAATTACCCTTAAATCTATATCACCATGGGGAATATCAATCATAACAAAAACTGTTACCGTTCCATTTACTAATGTGGTTATTTTTAATCCTAATGGCGTTGCAACATTCACCCCTGCGGGAGGTAGTTGGGCAAATACATCATTTAATTATGATTATATTTTTACTGGTGATTCAAATACCAACATAAATGATTATATAAGTTCAAATTATACTACTGTACCATTTATCATAACAGGATACACACAATCAAATGTAAATGATTTAACATCATATGGTCCAACATATAATTTATATGGTGGTAAATTTAAAATAGGGATACAAGTTACCGGAACATCAGAATCTGTTGGAACTTATTGGGGACCGGATCCAACAAACACATATACAGCATATACAATTAATGATATTCTTTACTATGATTATAATGATGGTACCACATTATACATTATTGAGTCGTCAGGATTTACACAAAACGATTTAATTTTATCTGCAATAACAAAAAATGAAGCGTTACTTAATGTAATTGACCAACCAGAAATACAAACTGATGTGTATATTGAGAGAGGTAAAAATTCGGGATTAGAAAGTATAGAAAGACTTGGGGAAGTTGATAATGTGGGAGATTTAGAAAAATACGGGTATGGATTTTTTAATGTTGAAAAACAATGATTTTAAGTATTTATATTTAAAACGATAAACAAGATTTAAAAATATTTTTAAATGGCAACAGGTTCATATGGGACAATAAGACCCTCTGATG